AGAATAGGCCGCCCTGCGTTGTCTGGCCCACTGAACCGCGCCTCTAGGTCATCGCGTAGCTGGTCACGCTGCATGTCGCTCAACTGGATAGGCACACCCCGATCATCTGACGGGTTGAACACAATGGCACCCGATGGACGCGCCCCGTTGTTGAGCAACGACAGGTTGTGCTTCGCGATCATATTGTGCTGGTCAATATCCGCAGCCGCCGCCATCAACGGTGACAGGCCCATGAAGTCATCAAGCGGGTTGTACAGCTTGATATGCTTTACCTGCGATTCGCCGGTCATGGGGTCTGCATCGTAAACCTCAGCGACCTTGCCATTGAGGACGTACTCATAGGATTTAGGGATTGCGGTATTGCTAGGCACAATCCGCATACGGTCTGGCCGCAGAAGATACAATTCCTTGATCTCGCCATTGACCTCGCTCCGCAGCGGGTAGCTGTTGCCTGATAGGAGCAGGTAGCTGTAGAGCGCCTGAAAATACTCCACCCCGGCCTGACGCGGGTTGGGGCGCTTGAGAAGCGACATAAGCGGATGCTCATCCAACTCGTTGTCGCCTTGAAACAAGCGGAACGGTATAGAGGCTGCACCGTTGGCAATCTCATTCACGCACCGATACACGATGGCGTTCTTACGGTAGCCCTCGTCTGCGTATGCTTCGTAGTTATCCCGCCTGTAGTGATAGGGCGTGTTGACGTTCATGGTGACTGTTGGCGCTTCCTTGTAGCTTCTGGCTGCGCCCTGTGTGCTTTTACCGGCAATGAAGCCCGCTAGTCTGTCTCTGAAACCCATTAAGTGACCCTCCAAGTCGCCGTCCGATTGGATCGACTTAATTCAGTTAGTGCCCAGACTAGGGCATCAAGTCTATCGGGTGATTTATTAGTGCCACCCACGAACGTCGTCATCTGATCTTCTAGCTGCGGGAATGAACCCACATGGCGGACTTTATTCTGCTCATAAAGCGCTGCAATAGGTTCCGCCCTGACCATCTTTCCCCTCGATGCCGTCACCGCTGTATATGGCACATTATCATCAACGGCTCGAATAAGCCTCTCCACTAGATCGCCGCCATTGTTTACCTCAGCAACAATCCGATCAGCGCTGTACTTGTAGTATGCGTCAACCGCAGCGCGACCCCAAGTATCGGGACTCATCCTACCAGACACATCATCTAGGACGTAGTAGCGCCCATCAGCACCCATAGCCGCCACAATGATTCCGGTTTCATCGCTGGACTCGCCACTGGTGACAGCGGGGTCAACCGCAATGACAGTGCGGTGTATTTCGGCTTTGTCGTCATCGTGGATACGGGCCATTTCAATCTGCCCATACGACCAAAGCGCCCCCTCAGTGTCATCCAGCAACTCCGCTTCTAATTCCTGCCGCCCGAGCCGGGTGCCGCCGTACTTTTCCTGCAACTGCTGAAGCGCGGCTGGCGCTAGGTTGTCGGAGTTTTCAAAGGTAGAGCCACGGGTGATGACGGTGTTCTTTCGCTCCATCAACTGCCGGATGATCGGCGTTGGCTTGGGCGTTGTGGTTATGATGCACCGAGGGTTTTTGCCCAGCCGTAGGCCAAACATCAACTGATCAAACGCATCGGGGTAGCGCCACGCCGCAATCTCATCACACCACGCGGCATGGAACTGCGGGCCACGAAGCCGATCTGGCTCGGTCGCTGCGAAGCCAATGATCTTAGAACCGTTGTGGAGCTTGATCTCATTCGCGCTGGCGTTGAACCCTTGGCCTTTGCCGGGCAGTACCGCATCGCGGGGTAAGAACTGCAATATGCCTGAAACGCCACCAAAGGCCACACGGCGTAGATCACCGAACGTAGGGGTCACTACGGCCACCTGACTCTCCGGGTTCTTCAGCGCGTAGATAAGGGCTGACATGGCCCCTGTTCTGGTCTTGCCCCAGCCGCGTCCTGCGAGGATTATCCATATATTCCAATCACCGGGCGGGACTAGCTGGCTGTCGCGGGCTGTGTCCAGCCAATCACTGTAGAGTGTGGCCGTGGCGCGATGCCCGGCTTTCCGCAAGCTCGTCCAATGTTTCCATAACTCGTTGGAAGGACTCTGGGGTTGTAACATCCGCCGCCACCTTTGATATTTCCTGCGCCTCGCCCAGCGCCAGCTTGCCGACCTTCTGCGCGTTTGCTGCCACGTTAGACAACTCGCGCAACTCACCCGCGCTCATGCCACCTTTAGTCGGGTCTCGCTGCTCGTCCTCCATCGCCTGACGGAGGCGTGTGCCCACCCGGTTCAGCATCGCTTGGGCGATACGGATTGAGTTTGAGTCCAGCCGCTTGTTCTCCTCCACGAGCGACTTGATACGCTCCTGCTCCAACTCCTGCTCTAGCTTGCTGTGGTAGTGATCTTTTTGCCGCTGCCAATTCTCCTTCGACGCCCAGCGATACAGGCTGGACTGCACTACGTTATGGCGCTTGGCTAGGAACTGAAGCGTGGGGAACTGCCGCGTTCCGCTGTCATCCTGAAAGCCATGCACGAACTCCTCTCGTATGACCGCCCTGATTTCTTCGCTTACTAGTTTAGCCATGCTTTATCACTCTCATTGGTTATCGCTTTTTCCTATTCACCGGCATCATTGTCAGCACCCTGCTCAATTTGTTTCTTGAGCGCTAATTGGTGCTTTGTGACCCATGCACGGTTGTATTCTGCGTTCTCGAACAGCTTTGAGAATCCGGTGATGTGTTTTAACCGCAATAACTCATCCGCGTCCATGCCTAGATGGTTGAAAATATGTTCGTCTGACCACCCGTTGTCGAGCATCTTAAAGACCATGTTGCTCATGCCACCCACGGAGTGAGAGCCACGGGCGCGGTTGTGGCGTACCGTTGCCGCCATGCGCTCGTTGATCTCTTTTTTCAGCACCACCACGGGCAGCTTGCCGTTAGTCCATTCCTGAATGTCTGCGTTGCTCTTACAGGTGAAGTACCTATGGAACCCATCAATGATGACGTACTTCTCCAGCGCGTCATCCCAGATAGTGACAATCGGCTGCGTGTACCCATCGTTTTTGATGGAGCGGTAGAGCAACTGCATTTCCGTGCCCGCCACGCTGTTCGGGTTGTAGTCGTTCGCCTGTACCTGCTCCACCGGCACCCAGCGCACAAAGTCCACCGGCTGCTCGGTGTTGGGGGTCAATTCGTCGTGGATGTACTCGCGCACTTCGTTGATGAACTCAAACACATCGCTTGAGGCTTCCGTAGCGGCCTTGAGGGCTTCTTTCCAATCACTCATTGGGCCTATGCTCCTTTGGGACGTATTTGAACAGTGACGGCGCTCTCTTGCGCCCATCCAGCTTGCCCTTCTTCCAATGCCTGAACACGATCATCGGGCTGCTGTTGATGAAGTTATCTAGCTTACTCAGATCAATGTCATTCACTAAGATGGATGCGATCTGCTTTTTGATCAGATCAGCTTGCTGCGCCATCCCTGCGTATTCCTTGTCCATGCGCTTCCACGCCTTCTGGTACTTCAGCCGGTAGCCCTCATCCGTAATTAGCTTCTCGGTCAGATAGTCCCGGTACTCCTGCCAGTCGCGGAACATATAGGGTAGGTTCTGCACCGCTATCATTTCATGGCTCTGTAAGTGCTTCGCCTGATTGACGCCCTTGAGCCGTTTCGTGAGCGCGTTCCATGTATCCGGCTCAATCTCGTGTAGATCGAACAGGCTATGCACCGCCGTCTCGTGGTGGAGGTTACTCACGCGCATCTTGTGTGGATTGGCACCGTGCCGCCATAACTCATCGTAGATACGGCAGTAAGACCACCCGTTGTCGTGGATGGCCTTCCAGATATCGGATAGGCACCAATCGTATACCGGGTAGAACGTGTAGTGCCCCAGCTTCTTGTCCAGAACCTTGCCGTAGGTGATGTGCTTATAGGTCTGCCCACTCGCCACCGCGCCCATGCGGCTAGGTGATTCTTCCGTCCGCAGCCCTGCGAGGTAGCAAGCGGATTCATTCGGATACCACGTCTTGAACATCGCGCCGAATATCTGATGAAAGCGGTCTGTCCCAAAGGTGTTCTCCGTGATGGATATATCCTCTTTGGGCCGCATCCACTCCTCATCTGGGTCCCAGCACTTGAGCCAGGACTCCTCCATGCTGGTCGCGTTCAGTAGCTTGATCGGCACCTGAACCCAAAGCGGCTCCACGCGGTCGTCATTCATGACCTCACGGACGTAATCAATCGTCATCTGATATTCCGCTTCCTGATCGACGAAGCAGACCTTGAGAGGCAAGCGCCCCTTCTCCTCAGCCACGATCATCGCGAGCTGCATAGTGACGGTTGAATCCTTGCCGCCACTGAATCCGACCACCACATTGTCAAACTCATCAAAGAGATAACGAATGCGGTCGAGTGCCACATCCCAGACCGTCTCCTTGAGGTATATCTTCATGTAAGCCTCTGTTGCATCTGCTCGTAGAGGACACGGATGCACTTGCCGTTGTGGTCTGCACCCACGAATGACTCCCCGCCCCCTGCTAGGAACTGGAATAGCGGCTCGCCGTAACCGCAGCAAAAGTCGCCCATGCGCTTGTAGCGGCTGCCGAGGTGTTCTGTGATCTGCACGTTGCTGCCCAGCGGCCCCCGGTAGCTGTCATTCCACCAAGCAATATGCACGTCGCCGCCGTTCAACTTCGTGGGCTGGAACCCGGCTGGCTTGGGTAGCGGCTTGAGCAGGGTTTTTCCTAGAATCATGTAGATGGGCTTGGGCGTGGTCAGAATCATATCCAGCACGGCCTTTTGGAATAGCGCATACGGTCTGCGCTCCACATCTGCCATGTCGTCGAACTTCTTGAACCCCTCGGGCCACGGGCACTCGCCGTAGATCACATCGCAATCGTCCATCGCTTCTGGCAAGCCGCTGGTGACTAGATCGTTCTGTAGCGCTACGCACCCACCATGATCACCTCGATCAAGCGGCTCAACCTCCTGTAGGTGCTTCTCGCCCCACTTGAGTGCGGAATGGTAGAAGTAATCACCCATATTGATTTTCCACTCGGGCACGATTGAGGATGATCGTCTCACTGGCGGGCGCACCCATAGTCCAGTATTTGTAACCATCACCGGGGTAGAAGTACCGGAAGCCCTTGCTGTAAAACATTTCGAGGACGCCGTTCTTTTGAATCCAATCCACCACCGCCTCAAAGTCATCAACCGCCCATTCATAGCGCTTGGTGTATTCGTGCGGGATATTCTTCATGGTCTTAGCCACCCTGAACGGGTGAGTGGCTAACAGGTCAGCGACTTGATCCGCATCCATATCAAGCCCCTGTGACTGTGAATGATTCGGTGCAATACGGACACGTGACTTCAATGCCGCCGTTGGACTTGGAATTACTCATTGACTCAATCCGGCTGTCCATCCCGTCCTGTGCTTTACCGAAGTCCTCCTCGGTCACATCAGCATTATTCTGACTCGGCGCGATGTTGGGATTGAAGTCCAGCATGGTGAGGTCTTCGTCAAGCATGTCCGCTAGGTCAATGCCGGATTCGTCCAACTCCTTCAACTCACTGTAGCAGAGCGCGGCGTTCCATTCGCTGTTCTCCGCCAGCTTGTTGTCAGCGATGATATAAGCCTTCTTCTGATCGTCTGACCAGCCCTTCGCAACCATGCACGGCACCTCAACGATGCCCAATGACTGTGCTGCATATAGCCTTCCGTGACCCGCTAGAATGCCGCCTTCCTCATCAATAAGGATTGGCATAGTCCAGCCCCACTGCTCAATGCTATTGGCGATTTGCCGAATCTGATCGTCTGGATGGATGCGCGGATTGCGGTCGTAT